CCTAACTCGAACAAGTGGCCGTAATTAAATTCCATCAGATTCCGAGCCTCCCGCGAGCAGCAGCGCTGTTGGTCAAGGTTCGCATGGCGCGGCGTTCACCTTGAATGGCTCCTTGTTGGGCAGCTTGTGCCATGCCGGCTTGGAATTGATCAGCCGTAACGTAGTCCACATTGTTGATGCGTTCCACGCTGTAGCGAACGTCGATGGGTGCCATCGTTGCAGTTGCTGCGCCGCCGCCTTCAGTGCTGGTGCCGTTGCCGGGGATGACGGATTCACCGCGGGCGCCACGCGAATAGCGGGACATTGCGGCGGACATTTTGGACTGCGGGATGACGTATTCCGGCTGACCTCCTTCTCCAATTACTGCGGTAGTGGGACCTGTTACAAAACCGCCGTCTGCAAAGCCTGGCAGTTTCAATGCGCCGCCTAGTCCGGTAAAAGCCGCGTTTACGAACAAGCTACCCAAACTACCCAAAATGCTGCTGAGTACATCACCCCATGTAGCTGTACCTTCAATAAGCCCTTTAATGCCATTTTGTATTTCTCCTGCAATAGTGCTATAAATATCCGTCCACAACTGTTTCTGACTTTGAATTAGCTTATTTTGTTTTTCTAAGTCTTGAATTGTAAGCACTAGCCCCTGAGCTTCCTCAAAACTCGCGCCTCCTTTCATTAAATCGTTTATCTTTTTTTGTATTTCATATTCTTGCTCTTTCCCTTGAATTTTATTTGCAAGCGCTTCTAATTCCTGCTGAGCATTACTTAATGCTGTAGGTTCATTTAGCAATTTAGCACGTCGTAAATCTACGTCAAATAGTTCTTTACTTAAATCAATTAAAGCTTTTTCTGCTTCGATTTCTTGAGTAGCTGCAAGCGTGAGGCGTTCTTCATCACTTAAAGCTTTTTCAAGCAGCTCTGTGTACCTGAACATCCTTTCTGCTCGCTGCTTATCAAATTCAGCGCGAATTTTTGCTTTTTCGTCTCCTGTTTCTGCTGCCATTGTCACTCCCAAGCCTGCTTCGGCTAATACAAAACCCCGCTGAGCTTGTGTAAATTGCTGTTCACGAAGTTTTGCCATACGCTCCATTTCCTTGCGTTGTCGCTCCAGTTCTCTAGCCGCTTTTTCTGCAGCTCGAGCTTCTTCATTGGCGAGGCGAGCCTGTTCCCGTTGAATTTCCGTCGTTATTTGTCTTTCAGCGGTTATTTCGACAAGCTCTCTTTTGTTTTTAAATGCTAACTCGTTTTGTTTAATTAAGCCGTCAATGATTTCTTGCGTAGCTTTAATGTTTTCACTGCGAATTTTAATTCTTGCATCGGCTTCATCTTGATACAGCTGGTTTAACTGCCTTTGTTTTTCTACGCGAATGTTAGTGAGTTTATCCTCGCTAGTAAGGCCGGGTGTGAGAGCTTGAGCAGCGGTAAGGTCAATAGACGTGCGCACCACAGTCTGGTTGAGTGTATTACGAAATTCCGCAGCCGTTGCGACGGCTTCACTTAAACCGGAGTTTAATTGTGCTATACCTTGGTTAATAAACTCTAGTGCATCCTTACCGCCGATTAGCTGAATAACAAATTCAACCACTGTTTTTATACCTCTACCCAGTAAACTAAATATCTGATTTACACCTTTAAAAATTAAATTTACTACTTCCAGTATGCCAGCTATTGCTACGGCAAGCGGTGAAGCGATTATACCTACAGTAGTTCCTATAGCGTTAATTGTCTTACGCCACGAGTCATTTAAGATATTTACGCTATTTGCGACATCTTCTGTTACACCGGGTAAGGTTCCTGTTTCCCGTGCTACTTCCTGACTAAGTATTTTTTGCGCCGTTACAGCGTCCCCAACTTGAAGTAAAAGATCCAGTTGTTCTTGAATTTCTCTTGTGAACCGGATTCCAGATTCTACTAACGATGAAAAATCTAGCTCTTTAATAGCTGTACCAATGTCGCGGATCTTAAGTAGTGCTTGGTCGAGAACTTGGCCAATAGCACCGCCTAAAATCTGGCCTCCAAAACCGCTACCGACGAATGAGCCGGCAATTGAGCCAAGAACTGACCCGGCGCCACCGCCGAACAGTAGCGGGAAGCCCGCGCCAAGGGCTAAGTTTTCCCCGAATTTTCCTACGCTGCGCTGCATACGTCGGAAACCAGGGCTGGTCATTGGACCTTTCGTAGGAAAGCCTCCTTCAGGAGCCTGCGCACTCAAACCCCGCATCTGTTTCGCTATTCGCTGTTGGCGAATAAACTCTGCAGTTTGAGCACGCGCAGCTCGCGCAGCTGCTTCAGTGCGAGCTGTAAACTCTTGTTGTCTGTCGGCCAGCTTTTTAATTTGAGTAGCACTTTCGGCGGCAGCCGCAGCTTGTTGGTCTAAAGATTGTTGAACACGAGCAGCTTTTGCATCAAGTTTTGAATTAACAAGCTGACGTTCAGCTTCAAATTGATCTTGTAAAACGGCGTTAAGTTCTGCACGTCCTTTACGTTCCGCAAGAATCTGCTCTGTACGACCTCTTAATTGTGAAGCTAAGGCGATCGGCGAAGCTTGACCTGGACCAATAGGTTCCGTAAAAGCAGTGGCGCCAGCGAGAAACTTTTCTTTTTTGCGCTCAGCCTGTAACGCCACAGAAGCCGCTTTTTGATCCAGCATTGCGTTTGCTTCCAAACGCCTTTTTTCCTCAAGCGCTGCTAAGGCTTGTTCCAGCTCTTTTGCGCCTTTTCGTTCGGCGAGAATTTGCTCTGTTCTGCCGCGTAGTTGTGACGCTAAGGCTACAGGAGAGGCTTGGCCAGGGCCGATAGGGCCTGCATACTGCGTAGTCTCTCGTACACCAGACGCTGCAAGTCTTGCTTTTCGTTCTTGTTCTGTTATTTGTTTGAGTAATTCGGCACGCTCGCGTAAACCTGCATTTAAACTAACTGTAGCTGTAATGTACTTTTTAGCCGCAATAGTCGCTTCGTCTGTACCTAATGCTGCATCGTTAAAAGCGGCTGCCGCTTTCCCCACCACATCACGTAAATTATTGATATTGCGTACAACACCCCCATCACCTATGTTTTCAAGATAATTGTTTAGTTGGTTTACAAGTTTAGATGTCGCAGATACTTCATTTTGGAGGCGCTTAAGTTCCTGGGCGCCGCGTACCGCAATTTCAATATCAGCCCTGTAAGCCACGGCGCTGCGTCACACTCTGGTACTTCAGTTTAAGGTACAAAAAAGCCGCCGGGTTAGCGGCGGCGTTTGGCCTTTTCCAGTTCTTTCTGCTGGTCCTCGTTGAGGATCTGGAAGTAGGCGCTCCAGCCGAGTAGCTCTTCGGCGGTCATGGTCGTCCGAACTTCTGTAAGGGTTAGGCCCAACTCCTTGGCAACACCAAACTGGAGTAGAAGCCAGTTGTCCTTGCGGAGTTCGGCGCTCAGGATTTTGGGTCGATGGGCTCGGCGTCGTCGGTCAGGATTGCCAACATCAAAGCCTGAAGGTCTTTGTCCTTGACCTCGTTCTTCAGCACATCTACTTCGCCGACGCTGAACAGTTTGGCGCCGGACTCGTCGAGAGCTTTGGCGATCAGCAGTTGAAGTGCAAAAGCGTTGGCGTCATCGGATTTGGCTTGTTTTTGGGCGCGTTCGCGCTCGGCCATCGTCAGCGGTGCCACCCACATTTCAAATGTGCTGCCGTCGGACAGCTCTACTACTTTTTTGACCGGCTCCAGGTTTGCGGCTTTGCGGAGACGGTCGATTGCGCGTACAGGAACAGGCATACCAGTGCTTGGGGTATGGGAATAGTGTAGCGGAGTAGAAATAAAAAACCCCGGCGGTTAGGCCGGGGTTGCTGAACCTACTGCACCAGCAGACTATCAGGCAGAAGTGCTGAAGTCGAAGGTGGGGGTGCCGGCGGGGCGGAAGTTGACGGTCACCGATTGGGCGTCGTCGGGGTTGATGTTCAGGCTGGCCGAAGTCAGTACTGCATCGAAGGCGATCGAGCGGCTCAGGCTTTCGCTCAGGGTGTTGCCGCTGAACACGCGGTCGGTGTACAGCTTGAAGGCGGCGCCAGTCTGTTGGCGCTGGAGCACGTCCTCGATCATGCGGTTGGACAGTGCGGCATCTTCGTTGGTCATGTAGACCGTTGCGGTGCCGGTGCCATCGCCGAAACCACTGATGTAGCTGCGGAAGGGCACGTACTGACCGGGGGTTTGGCCGATGGTTGTAACGTCGATTTCAGCGCGGCTGATCTCAAAGCTCCAGTCGCGGACTTGGCCGACAACGGCGTAGTCGGCGTAGGCCACTTGGAACTCGTTAGGAGCAGCGGCAATACCGTCATCGGTGATGGTGATGCTTGCGCCGCCGGCGGTAGCGGAAACTTGCAGTACACCAGTGGAAGCGGCGTAGGCAATCACGTAATAGGTGGTGCCGGCAGAAATGCCTGCAGGCAGAGTGCCAGTGCCGGCGCCGCCGGTTTGGCTGTTGACCACGCTGAACTTCACGGGATCGCCGACTTTGAAGTTCAGGTAAGGAGCAACGGTGATCTCGTCGTCAGCGACGGAAACACCAGATTCACCAAAAGTGCCGAGCGTGCCGGCGGGCTTGTAGTAGAGAGCGCCGGACGTGCCGGACAGAACGGTGGTGGCCATAGGGCGTACCAAATGAACGTTGTTGGGCGGGCACTGCCCGGCTTAATACAGGTTAGCGCCTGTTACTAAGCATTACCTACGACAACACAGTTGCAACGTAGGAGGTGTCGATCCGCCCCACAAAATGGGGCGCATCCTCCGTTGCGGAAAACGTTGGGCCGTTTATCTCACCGACGCGGAAAAATACACCGCTCGTGGCTTTAGCCGCGTTATTAAGTGTCTCCAGTACGTTTACCGCCGTTGTCAGCAATGTTTGGTTACGGGCCGGACCGCGCCCTTTTTCCGTGAAAATGCGGATAACAATCGCGCCACGTGCGTTGTCCACGCTGCTGGTAAGCGTGGGTTCGTTGGTAATACCGAAAGTAACATTGACGCGGACGTATTCAGTAGTTGTGTTAGGTGGGACCGCTGTGATGTTGTCAAAGTACACAGGCACCGCCGGCACCAAAGCGCCAAACGCTGAAAGCAGCGGGTTTTCAACGGCAGCGCGGATTGCTTGGTAGTCCATCAACTAAACCCTGTACCTGGGGATGTACCGCCGCGTGGGCCTTGGCGGAAACCGATACGAACACCGTTACCAAGGTC